CGCAATGCTTACCATTAGTACCACCTAGCTTAGGCTTTGAAGAGTGTACTGATGGAGCGATAATACCATTTCCAGTTATAGGAAAAATTAATAAGCCAGTGTTTCAGCCTTCAAAAAGTACATTGGAGAGATCAATTTTGCATGAGGGAACAATCTTAAACGGAAAACCATTACCACCAATTGGTTATACCGATCATTATGGACCAGCAGTATTAAAACGTAATGCAGAAAAAGATCCATTAATATTATCTTTTAGAAAATCGAGAAATAAGATTAGAACAAACATGCCAGAAGGAATGTATGATGAAGAATTGTGGTATGATCTATTTCCAGGCAAATATAGAAAATTATCACAAGATGAGGCCATAGATGGAGTACCAGGAGAGATAGCATCCTTTGAAACTCATAAATCTCCAGGTTTTCCTTATATTCTTCAAGGTAAAACAGATTGTCAAAAGGTTATTCGAAAATCCACTGATCCAGGTGGTAAATATGTAGATCCTTTAATGTTAGAGGAAACAAAATTATTTTTAGAGGCAATGAAACAAAAGAAATTGTACGCACCAGTATCAATGGTTTATTTAAAAGATGAATTGAGAACATGGGAGAAGGTGCATGAGTTACATACAAGAGCATTTTTTGCTTGTGCTAAATGGTACATTTTGCTTTTTAAACAGTATTTTGGAGTGTGGATGAATAATGTTAATACAGATCCTAATTGTCCAATTAAAGTTGGGGTCAATCCATATTCAGTAGAGTGGTGGCAAGATTTTTATAAAATTATGGAAATGAGTGGAGGAGAATTCATAGATGATAGTGACGTATCAGCATTTGATCAGAAGTTCTGGTATTGGTTTGCAGCAGTGTATTCTTTTATGTATTGTAGTCACTATAAAATAGTAGATGAAGATGAGAGAATGACAGTTTTTTATTTAGTTTTAGCACATTTTTATAATTATATCTTGGTTCGTGATAGATTCTATCTTTATGATGGGATGATTTCAGGAGGGCCAGGAACAGCACATTTGAATTCAGTAGGCACAGTAGTTAAAAATAGATGGATAATTAAGAGAATTATTTGGGATGTATTAAAGATGAGAGTACCGTTGAGCTTGTTCCATTTAATTAACTCCTTTGGAGATGATGCGTACCAAGCATTTAAGAAATTTTTATTGACAGAAACAGAGTCAGTAACAGATATTATTAGTCCAAAGAAGATTGCAGAATATGCAATGAAATTTTTTAATCACGAGCAT